AAGAAAAATAAAAATGATAATCCCGACGAGGGCCATGAGATGTGGGAAGGCGGCGGATGAACTGTTGGCACTGTAATCATGAATTAATTTGGGGCGGCGATCACGACATCGACGAAGAGAGTGAAGAGTATCTGATCGTGACAAATTTAAGTTGTCCCAAATGTGAAAGCTTCGTTGAAGTATATTATCCAAAGGAAAAAGATGAAGGACAAGATTAACCCCAATTACTACCGTGGCAAAATAGAAGTCGCGGATTTTATCCGTGAATACAAATTAGATTACTTTGAAGGTAACGTCGTCAAATACATTTCACGGTGGCGAAAAAAGAATGGCATTGAAGACTTAAAGAAAGCGCAATGGTATCTGAATTATTTAATTAAGTCGCAAGAGAATTAATCTTTAATAATTTTTTCGTTTGTGTCACGGTCATAAATTTTTTGTAACTCATCTAAAGTCATGATGTTATCGGGTTTCAAATAATAAGGATCTGCCTTTTTTAAAACATCTTCTAACTGTTCCATAGGTGTGTTCATAACACCTAACATTGCGTCTCGTGTATCATAAATTCCTGCTTTAACTACATATCTAAAAACAGACTCCATTAACTTTCCATCGTAAGAGTCTGCAAAAATAGAAATTTTATTTTTTTCTTTTTCTCGTTCTTCATCTAAATTTACCATGTCTGGTAAACTATCGGGATCGGGAGCTCTGTTCGGATCTTCTTCTTCATCTTTTTCTTGTTTTTGAAACGGAATTATTTTTCCAGACTTTTTGTCTTTTAAAGACATAATGCCTTCGAGTCCTCGAGATATACCCGAGGTTCCTGTTACGGCTTTAAAAACATCTTCAATACCTTCGGGTTTTTCTGATCCCATATACGTCGCTCCCCCTAAAGCGGGAACTAAAGAGGCTACGCCACGAAGAACATTAAGTGCTACCATACGCACAATATAACTTATTTTAGCGCGTTTTTGAATTCTTTAATTATTCGGTCGGGGTTTTTTAGGTATTTATGACTGCGAATATGGATCTCATCTCGCTCATTCATTAAAACAAACCATCGATTAAGATGTTTCCATTTTTCTCTATTAGTGATTTTAGGAGGCATATGACGTCTATCTCCCTTACTCTTGGTTCCCTTACAATCAACAAAAAGCGATTTTCCTGTTTCAATATTCACAACAACAAGATCAATTGGCCCGAGTTCCGTGGAGCTTGTATAGACGACATAGTTCGGATCTAAGTCTTCCAAGAACTGCGTAATCATTCGCTCTACTTTCCTACCGAATTTATGTCGAGGTTCTAGTAATGGCACCGTTGGTCAGTCTTGACTCGTCTAGGAAAATGCAATACGGAGGAAAGGATACCTAGACTTGGGATAGCTCGAACAACGGTGCCTTGTGGGAGGGATAAAGTAAGGAGTGAGCTATCCAAACTTTTAAAACTCTTTTTCTTCTATAAAAAATTTGGGGTCATGATCATTAATTTGTACTTTTTTTTCAGTTAACCATCCTTCAATAACTTTAATTGAGTCTTCTAAGTTCTCGCCGATATCATATCGAGCGTAGGTGATTAGATCACTGATGGCTTTCTTCAACTCGGGATTCATGGTGGGCTCCATTCGGTTTGGGCGTAACGCCATTGATTCTCTCATATTCATTATCAATTAAATAACGAATAAACGATCCCATGGACATATATCTTTCTTTCGCCATAGGCGCAGCTTTTTTATAACTTTCTAATCGGACTGCAACCGACTTATATTTTGCGGTATTCATGGGATAATCTTATAAAATTATTAATACTTTTGCAACTAAATAAGATACAATATTGAGATGAAAATCTTTCTCGTTTTAATAATGTGTTTACAGAATCCAACATTACCCTTAGATAAAACGTGCGTTGCATTACCTACACAAGAAACATTTCAAACAATCGACGATTGTCTGTTCTTTGTTGATGATGTTAAAAGACAATTGTATCGTCCCGATGTGTATGTAACAGGTTTCTGTACAGCAAAAGATATTATTTAGGAATCATCTTTTTATAAGGTTCTGCGTCACCGTTCTTCGCAACATACCATGTATACTCAGTGCTTGAGTTTACCCATATCTCACTAGATACATTTAATTTTGTAAAGGAATCAGTGACAGCTTGTTTAACACTTTCCCAATTGTAATCATCACCAATCATTACACCGTCGGGTTTTAACTTTGGCCACCAATTTAAAATATCATCTTTAACTTCATCATAAGTATGAGCACCGTCGACACTGATTGCATCAAGTGAGCCATCTTCAAAACGATCTAAGAACTCTTGATTATCACTACGTCCTTGTAAAGGAATAACCATTTCTCTTCCGATAAAAAATTGTAAATTCTCACGAAAAGTTTCATACATTCTAGATAGATCGATGTGAGCGTGTTCTTTACCGCTACCTTCCCATGTATCAATACAATATATTTTTACATTTTCCTTGTTCGCGTTCCAAAAAGATGTTGCCAAGAAACTTGTAGAGCGACCCATAAAGGATCCGATTTCCACGATCTTAGACTCGTCGGGTAAGTTACTAGCTAATTGAGCATACGAGTCTTGGTAATTAAACCAGCCCGGTATTCTATGATAAGTTAACTCCATTCTATATCTCCTACGTGATTCATAATTAAATCCACTCCTTCTTCTCTTTCTCTTAATTGTTCTTCGTACTCCTCAAAATATCGTTTTAAGTTTCCCGTAAACTTTTCTTTGACGTCTGAATCCATCATCTGTTCATAAAAAAAATCACTGTTGGTAAGAAAGGTACAGTCTGACGATAAGAATCTTTGTTCTTCTTCGTTTTTTCTAATGGGAACTATAATCTGAACAAATTCATGAAAGCCATCCTCATCGGGATAGCTTCTCTTTCTTCTTTCTTTCTCGAAATCAATAATCACTACTCGACAGATTGTTCTTGATATATTCCCTTTAGTTTAAAAATCTCTTGTCTCATCTCTTGTTTATCATCACATAGTTCTTCAATTTTTTTCAACGCTAAGTTATACGTTTCTTGCAGAGACTTCAGTGCCTTCTCTAAATCATGTATTTGTTCCATAATATACTCCTTGTTATTTTCTTGCTTTGCCATATCCGCGTTTCGCGAGACGGCCAGCGTGTTTTATTTTTTTCTTAGTTTTCTTTACTTCTCCGCCCCTTTTAAAACCTAGGGCAGTTTTTATTTTTTTTAGTCCCCCGCCGATAAATCTTCCTAAATCAGATCCCATCTTATCCTTATCTAATTTTTCAAATTCATCAGATAAAAATTTCCCAATATCTTCAGACGTAGGGTTTTTGTTTCCCTGTTCTTTAAGAATTTTTTTAGCCATCGCTTCATTAGAGGGATTATTTACAAAATTATCTCTTTGTTTAATAGACATAACAACCCTTATATACTACTCATCTTTTAAGTTCAATTCTTTTATCTGACCCCAGTTAGGCCCTACTTCAACGTCAACCTTTGATTTTACCCTAAGTTCGACACAGTTTTCCATCAAATTCTTTATTTCTTTCATCTCTTTTTCACTTGACAAACTTAAATCTAGCTCGTCATGAACTTGGATATGCGCAAGGTATCCTGCCTCGTATAAGTCTACCATGGCTTTCTTTGTTTGATCAGCGGCACTACCTTGAATTAATCTATTTAACGCTTTGTATGTAAAAGCACGTTTGATGTCTTTCCCATATTCTCTTTCCGCTTCTGCTCTTGGCAACGGTTTGTTTATACCAAACCTGTTAGGTTCCCATGATTCAAAACGGCAGACACGACCTAGTAATGTTCTTACAGTTCCTACATCACCTGCTTTTTTAGAAGCTTGATCGATTAACTGTTTGACAAACGGAACGCGAGAATGATACTCCTCGAACAATGCCGCAGTATCATCAATGTCAAGACCGAGTTCACTACTTAGCTTTCCCTTACCCATGCCGTACATCATACCTAAGTTTATGGTCTTCGCCTGTTTACGATCAATCCCCGCCATGTCAGCCACGACTTGATGAAAGTCGGCGTCGGTATCTTCGTATGCTTGTATTACTTCGTCGGCACCTCTTAGACCGCCCATGGTAAGCTTTGCAAAGTGAACCAATATTCTTGGTTCTTGTTGTGAATAATCAAAGGTACTCCAACGACAACCTTCTTCAGGTATAAATAAACTTCTGATCAGTGGTCCGAGAACCTTGTTCCTTGCAGGAACTTGTTGAAGATTAGGGCTACTATAACTAAAACGTCCTGTAACCGTGCCCCCACTTTCACCTCGCATTTGATGAATCTCAGCGTGAATTCTACCCTTGTGTTCGTGTTTTAAAATTGTGTCAATAAATGTTGTGCGTGCTTTATTTATTTCCCTAGCTTCGTTAACCATTTTGGCGATCGGTGAAGGGTGAGTTGATAAGAAGTGTTTGTTGAAAGAAGGTTCATTAGACCTCGGTGTTTTAGGATAAGTAATGTCTTGAGCATCGAAAGCCTTTGCAATCGATCGAGCTTCCCATACGCTGATCTCAACTCCCGTATCTCTTTGAATCTGGCGTAATATTTCCTTCTCCTTTTTATATAATTCGCCTTTAATCTTCTCTGCTCTTTGTATGTCAACCCGTACTCCTTTCTTTTTCATCTCCAATAACACGGGAAATAACCGTGTTTCAAGATCAAATATATGAGTTAATTCTTGCTTAGTAATCTCTACCTTTAAATGATTCCATAACTTCAATGTTACGGCGGCATCTTGTTCTGCGTAAGGGCCGACATGCATCGGGGGTAATCGATACATCTCGCCCTTCGCGTCCACACCCCATTCACGGGCTGCCTCATATAGTAAAGCTTCAGACTTTGATTCGCCTAAATAGTGCTTTGCTAATTCATTTAAATTGTACCGCATCATATTCTCATTCACGAGAGGAGCGGCAATTAAAGTATCCAATAATCGACCATTGATAGTCATACCCATACCACAAGTAATCCAACCAACATCGTACATAGCGTTATGAAATATTTTATCGGAAGGTAGATTGAGAACTTCTTGAAACCATTTCTTAAAAACCTTTTCATCAAGATTACCGCCGCCATCATGACGAATAGGGTAATATGCTTGCCAACCTTCTACGGCAATAGCTACTCCTATAACATAACCCTTACCTGTCGCCCAACCCGGACCAATGTCCTTGATGTGAGGATCACGTGTTTCTAAATCAATTGCAATTTCTTTTGCGCCCGATAGATCAGGAAAGTCTTCTGGTGGTAGCCACTCACTTGGCGGTTGAAAGATTGGAATCTGTATACCCATTAATGTATCCTTTGAAATAATTCAGAAAATTCTCTATTAGAATTAGATCGAACAATATGCAAGTTTTCTTTCGCTCGTGTTACTCCAACATAGAATACCCTACGTTCATCATCTTTATCTTTCCAATAGGATTCATCAGCCTTTTTAGAAAGATCTGTTAACAACATAACATTATCTGCCTCACCACCTTTTGCACCATGTATGGTTGATAGCTTGATCCGTGGTTCGTGAGATAAGTCACGCTCTCGGCGTAACACTGCAGATAAATAAAACTTTTTTGTTTCAGGAATCTTTGTTAATGCATCTTGCCATGGTGTATTTTTATCTAAGTACAAGCCATGGTCTTTCACTAACTCTTCATATGTAAATAATTCTTTTTGAACATTCTGCATTTGTTTATGTCTTCTTTCAATTCTAGGTAAATAGTAATAAATATTTTTTACATCGTCCAGTGTTATTATATTTTTACGTTGTAATTCTTCCCATGCGCGAACGGCTTTAAATAACCGATCACTCACAGAGCGTTGTTCATTGCGCTTGTAGTAGTATCCTTCAGACTTTAAATAATCTTCTATCTGATCAAGAATATAATTAGTACGACCTAGTATCATCCAGTCACCGTTTGATAATGGTTTTAAATGTCGTGTAGGTAAATATTTAACTGTACCTTCATCGTCTCTTGGACGCCAATGTTTAAAAACTCTTTTTTGTACAGGCAAGATAATATTATTAGCGACACGTTGAACAGATTTTGGTATTCTATAAGATTGTCCTAAAACTACTTTCTCCCCTTCCATATTCACTAAGAAATCACTACGAGCACCTGCCCATTTAAAAATAGCTTGGTCGTCATCCCCCGCAATGTAAATACGTTTTGTTTTACGGGATAACTTCTCTACCAATTGCCATTGTAACCATGATAAATCTTGCGCTTCGTCAATAATAATTACATCTAATCCCACGTCCATATCACGTTTGTTAAATTCAATTAACATATCAGTATAATCAAACTTAAATCGTGGGCTGTTACCACCAAACTTGTAGTCGTGTAAACCTTTAGCGATATACTCTAACTTTAATAAACCACCTTCTAAGTGTCCATCGTGTTGTTGAAATTGTTCTTGTACAGATACTCCGTTTATCTTTGATAAATCAATCAGTGCAGTAAACTGATCATCGGGAAAGCCTGCCCCTAATGTATTTATTTTACGATTAGGATTTGACAAACGTATCTGTAATTTATCGGATAGATATCGATAGTCTTCATCGTTCATCACATCGCTCTCTGTTAAACCAATAGAGTGATAAGCCAAACTATGCAGTGTTTGAAAGTGTTTAAAGTTCTTCTTTGATATACTAGGAAATTTACCTAGAGCTCTCATTAAAGCTTCTTGTGCGGCTTTTCTTGTAAAGGCAAAGTATCCTATTTTTGCGGGATCAACTCCTTGCTCCACTTCCTTTGCAAAGACTTTATCTAAAAGATAAGTAGTCTTCCCTGTTCCGGGTGGACCAAAGATAATCTTCCTCAAAACGGTAATGCCTCCTCCATATCAGGTGTATCTAAATTAAGTTTTTCTGTTTTATTGTAAGGCACATACCACATAAAGACAGTCTTGTTTTTTACTTTCTTTCTTGTATCACCGCCTCCCATTTGTTTAATACGAGCAGACATTTGTGTTGTTGTAAAATCTTTAAACTGTTTCTTTGTTAAAAAGTCTTGTAAGGAGTTCAGTTTAAAATAAGCCATACCTTCTTCAAACCAAGCTTTACCAATATGTATTTCTTCTATGTTCATTGCCTCACCTTGATCACCTAAGAAACTATCAAGTAAGAAATCAAAACGACCTTCTTTTGTAATCTCTTTCGGCATCTCAATGATTTCTACATTTGCAATCAATTCTTGTAATCGTTGTATCCAATCACGAGGATTCAATCGATTAGGAATAATATTTAATTGATCCATACAAGATTGAATAAATCTATTTTGATCATACAAATCTTTTGTATTTAAAGATAAACGTCTACCGTCGATGTTTAAAAACCACTGCGATTCATCTGATTGATACTTTGTAAGATCGGACATCTCATGTTGAAAGTCACCACCTATACCATACTTTCTAAAT